TAACAACCACCGTCCGCGCTGTGTTCTGTGCGCTAATAATCAACACGTCACCAATCGATCCGCCGTTGATGTCTGTCAGATCATCACTCGCGGCATCGCTCTCCGTGTCAATCGTATGCACCGACTGCGTGACCGTCACCGCCCCACTACTAATCGTGAGTTCAGTCCCGGCGGTCAATTGCAAAATATCCAGCGCATTCGTGCCGTCTATCTGATTCTGTAATTCCGTTAGTCGTTGGTTGAACTCACTCGCGCTCAGCGGGAATGGATCAACAAATGGTGTATAGCTCATTAGGTCCACCTATCATAAAAATCAACAGTTAATATCGCGGTACCAGCACCCAGCTCCACCAGCAGGTCAACCGTCCCCGGTGGCACATTCATCCATGCACCCCGCGACCATGTGAGGTTATCAATATCCCCGCGCTTCACCGAATAATCCCGCGCATCAATCCAGATACCCTCGCCACCCACAATCGTGCCAGCATAACTCAGGTCATCCACCGTCAAACCGGAGCGATCGTTGTAATACACACGCGGATCACTCACCGTGCCACCCACAGCCGTACCACCAGCCACCGTCCACTCGATGATCGCCGGTACATACGCGTTACCGTTATTAATCACCTGAGCCGTACCGCCATCTTCCACCGTGCCCCGGTATTTTTGTGTGGATCCATGCACCGCCGTACCACTATTCGCCGTACCACTCCATAAGACCGGGGTACCTGTCGTCCACTGTGCGCTGTTGATGCTGTACCATGTCGGGTTATCCACCCGAAAATTGAGCGTTACCCGCTGTTTGTTCGCCGGTGCCTGTGCGCTGTTAATCGTAATATCCGGCGCGTTCAAATACGCCCAGCACCAGCGATACTCCGCGTCATGCTGGAAGATCAACGGCTGAGTACCGAACGCCACCAGTCCCTTGATCTTGTCACGGATCGTTTCCATCTCGTCCTGATCCGTCGCCTCAATCCAGTACGTCATGCTCACGTTACCGTTTGCGGTGATATGCACCCCGCGTCCATACTCATCAATAGAGCCAGACGCACCAATCACACGGCTACTCACCGTCTGCACATCGCCAAAATTATCGCGAAAGCTCTGCACCTTCGCGGGGAATGTGTACTCATATAATCCGGTATCATCCACGCCGAATTGCAACGGTCTACGAATCGCCATTATCCACTCGCTCTCATGCGCTCTGCCATCTCAGACCGGAACCCGCGAGCCGCCGCCCGTCCGCCTGCCTCGGTGTCCGCGTTGATCGTCAAATTCTCGATGTGCATACCACCCATCGCATCTTGAGATTGTGCATTAGAAATTACATTACCACTCATCTCAGGCACAAATAACTCCGGTCCCTCTTCGCCAACAATATACGGCGAGCCACTCTCAACCGGTCCACCACTCGCCCGGAAGATGCTACTTATCGCGTTCAGTACATTTACACCGGGGATAGCATTTACCAGACCTTGTGCGCCTATATCCTGCAAACTCTGGCTCTCACCAGTAATGCTCGTAACGTTAGTGCTTGCCGCAAAGTTCCGAATTGGTTCCAGCCGTGCATCCAATTCCGTAATTGCATTTGATATTGCGTCTATGATCGATGTAATTGCAGAGATCGCCGCACTCACAAGACCCACCACCCCACCAAATGTGGTCTCAAAACCTCGCCATAATAAACCGAGTATAGGCTCCACAATCGGCCACACACCCTGCATAACATCCATAAATAATTCAATCGCAGGTATCACCACATCGTCAAAAACTTGCGTCGCTAGGTCACGTATACCGCCGAAGTTAGTCGCAAACGCCACACCAAAAGCCGCCACCGCCGCGATCAATAATCCTATCGGTGACATAATCACTCCTGCAATCGTGCCAATCGCGCCCAACGCCATCCCCGCCGGTACAAGCACCGCACCCAACGCCACCACACCAACCGTCAGCGCCGCCACCGCCGCCACTATTTCAGGGTTTTCCGCCGCCCATTCTGTGAAGCCGGTAATAATCGGGCTGATAAATTCAAGTATTGAGCGGAACGCAGGAATAAGCGCCTGTCCCACCTGTATACCGAGGTCGCGCACTTGGTTCTTGACCACGTTCATCTGTGATTCAGTCGTCGCCAGCCGTGTGTTCGCCTCAGTCGCCAGCGCAGAGTTCTCACCCCACGCGGTACTGGCGAGGTCTAATGAGGAGGTCAATAAATCTGTATTCCCCGCCAGTGATAACAGCACACGCTGGACTTCTGTGCCGGTCAATCCGAGGTCAGTTAACGTCGTCAACTGCGTCGCCTGATCCATCTCGCCCAATCCGGTTACAAATGACGTAATCGCCGCCGTTGCGTCTGTGCCCCACATCGTGGCAAAATCATCAGCAGTCATACCGGCAGTCTGTGCAAATAACGTCAGCTCATCGCCACCCGTTGCCACCGCCATCGCCACATCAGAGATAAACCGGCTGAAATTCGAACCACCTAATTCGGCGGATATACCGGCAGACGATAACGCCGTACTAAACGCCAGTATCTCCGGCTCACTCATACCTGCCAGCGTACCTGCAGAGGCGATCCGGCTTGCCATGTTGAGGATGTCCTGCTCAGTCGTCGCCGCGTTATTGCCCAACTCAACCAGCGTACTCCCGAAGTTCCGCACATTATCGAAACTCATGCCTGTGACATTGGCAAACTGAGCCACCAGCACCGCCGCGTCCTGTGCCGTGATGTTGGTGGACATCCCTAATTCACCCATGACCTGCGTAAATTGTTCAAGGTCAGCCACGCCCACGCCCAACTGCCCCGCCAATTCCATCACCTCAGCGATAGTGATCGCCGCATTATCCAGACCAGCCAACGGGTTACTAACATCCGTCGCCATATCACGTATCGTCTGCTGTAGACCAGCCAATTCCGCGTCCGTCGCGTCCACCGTCTTGACCACACCCGCAAATGCACTCTCAAACGAGATCGCCGCACTCACCGCCGCACCAAAACCAGCCGCCGCCGGTCCCGCCAAGCCAATCAGTGACGCACCAACATTTGTAATACTGGAACCGATGTTCTGCATAGACGAAGATACACGCGTCCCCAAACCGGACATCGTGCTATCTACTGACCGCGCCCCGCGATCGAAATTAGTTGTATTAGCGGTAAAGACCGCCTCTAGTGATGTCACCTGTGTTGGCATCGCTACCTAATCACTCCATATGCCCTAGAAAGTCGGTTATCAGTGCCGTCGCTTGTTCGCGTTGAACCGCTCCACGTCTGACTTGCCCTTCATGTAGCCTTGAATTTGCGCCACTTCCACCGGGTCGAGCGAACGCACATAATCCAGCGTCCACCCGAACCGCTCACATAACCCATACGCATTTATGTTCGCAACAACGTCCGCGTCAACTTCTTTCTCGAACGTCTGCGAGAGGAAAAATTCCGAAGCGTAACTATTCGTTCTCCGCTTGAAAAAAATCGGTTACAGCTTCACGGACGTGTCCCTGCACCGCCTTCCACTGCTTTGGCGCTAGGTCGAAGTACGCATCTGGATTCGATGGATCCGGCGAAAATTCCCACGCTTTGATGATGTCCGAGTACGCTACGAACACCTTCTCAAGATCACCGCTTTGCTGAGCCTTGTTGAAATCATGCACATCGCGCATGGTTTTCCACGCACTCAGATCAATGTTCCACTTTTTATCAGCCATCTCTACCAGACATCCCCGCTGATGCGGAAGTTCTCGATCCACTCCCCATCCTTCTGGAAGGAGACGCTGGAGACCAGCACCTCGTTGTATGACGCCGGATCGCTCACCGATTCCACAAACGCCACACAGCTATACTTCGGCTTACCGGTGGCGGTACCTTCCGGTCCCCACGTCAGCGTCCCGCGATTACCGCGATACAGAATGCCATCAATCGCGGTACCAGCCGCGCTGTTTTCCAGCACATAATCCATGCTGATTGTCGCGTCACCAATCGTCTCGATGTACCCTTTTTCGGTGTCTGCCCCGGCGGTACTTTCCGATTTATCAATGGTGTTGTCGGTGTTCAAAGTACGATAATCGCTGTTGATTGCCGTGCCTACGAACTCAATATAAAGATCCTTACCTGTAAAATGCGCCATAATCGACCTCCTCAGTCTCTACTTGCGCGAATACGTACATCCCAAACAAAGCGCCAATACTGCACAGCGCTCACGTTTTCCACAAATCTCTGCTCACTCTCACACACCAGCCAATAATTAGACCAGCCGGTGATGCTTAATGCCTGCTCATGCACCGCGCTATACACCGCACCATGCAACGCCTCAGCCCCCGCTCTGGAGGTCTGCCTACTCTCAATCCGATAAATCTGATTAATCGTGTCCCGCGGTTCCGTGTTAGGGATCACACCACTCGCCACATAAAAAATCAGATACGGCACACTTACCCCGCTTGGCGCTTGCAGGTTATAAATCTTGGTGCCTACGATGTCAGTGATGCCACTCGCGCCACTCAGCAGGC